GCGATGGTCACATTCCCATCATCGCCAACAATTTCATAGCACTGTAGAACAGCGTCAGCTAGCTCGGTGTCACCGTTGGCCGAGATACGGGCCACGTTGTGCATAAGCTTCTGGCCCTCTTCCGTGGTGGAATCGACCTGAATGGACTCGGCCTTTACCATTGGCTCGATAACAGTCTTAAACAACTGCTCAAGTCGACGGGTCGCCTTCTGCGGCGAGAAGTGCGGATTCGCGTCACAGAACTCCGTGGTTCGACGTACAATCGACTCCGAGAGGATGGTGGCCGTGGTGGTACCGTCGCCTGCCTCAGATGCGGTACGGACACTGGCGTCGCGCGCCGCCTCCATGATGGCCTGCATGGCCCCGCTCTTAAAGCCGATGCTACGATAAACCGTGACACCATCCTTTGTGACCTTCGGAGGAAGACCACTCTCAAAGCGCTCGATAAGTACCTGACGCCCACCGGGCCCCAGGGTGGAACCAACGATGTCGCTGATTCTCTTCATGGTTTCGAGGACCGTGCTCTTGAGCCGGTCCCCGCGCGGTACTACCTGCTTCGCAACAGACTTGACCTTCTTATACTCCATGCATATTCTCCAACTCTTATTATAGCACGTTTAGGCTACTGCGGCCTGGGGTTGCGGTGAAGAAATCTTTGAATCCGTCACCTTATCCTTGTACATCTTTGCGCCCTCAGCCCACCACGGCGTATTGTCGGGTGCAATTGGGTCAAACTGCTGATTCATATCGCTGAGCTTTCCGAGCTTGTACTGGTCCAAATACGACATAGAAGAGTAGTCGAAGTAGCAAAGGCTTGTGAATCGGGTAACGCTACCCTCCATACGAGACTTCACGATGCCGACATAAGTAGGCCAAGTGAAGGACCGTGGTCCAACCTCATCATAAGCCGGCCCTAGCATAATACATGCCGTGGCGATTTTTGTGATATCGGAGGTACCGTGGAAGTCCTCGATGCTCGGGATAAGAGGGCTGAAACGGGCGCCACCCTGGGTCTTACGAAGGTGAGCGATGAGGATGATGGGGACGTTATACTTGAGGGCAATGTCACGGATGGTCTTTGTGATGGACTTGTAGCCCGCATTCTCATCGTTGCCCATGACATCGATGTAGTGCAAGTGGTCGATGATAATGAGCTTTGTCTCCTTCACGATACGCATGAGGCTCTGTTCAAGAACAGCCTCATCGAAGGCGTTTGAGGTACGATAAAAGGTCTTAAGATTCTTGACCTTTTCCTTGTACTCGGGATTTAGCTCGTGCTCGATGGCCTTAGCAGCATCCGGAGCCTGATTCATGCGCCAACGCTTGTATGACAGGGGCTGGGCACCGGGGTAGCGGTCGTGGTACGCCTTCGAGACCATGCCGTACTTAATCCGGCGCTCAATCTCGAAATTCTCTGCCTCTAGGGCGAAGTAATGGACCGGATACTTCTGGGCCACGTGGAGGGCGATGGATTGGGCGAGGCTAGTCTTACCCGCACCCGTCTTTGCCCCGAGTACGATTAGGTCGTTCGGGATGATGGCGCCAAGGGCGTCGTCCAGAAACTTGACGCCATAGCTCATGAGCTGAGTGGACTGGGCAATACGCTCGTCCTCCTCTTCGATGATAAGCTCCTTGGAATCTCTGAAACCACGATTCATGCCATCTTCAAAGGTGACCGTGGTCTTTGTCGTGTAACTGTCTTCGATGGCCTTCCAAGCCGCATCAATGTCCCGGTTGTTGAAAAGGTCTACGGCCTTGGTCATCCCTTGCTGGAAGACGGCACCGTGGATGAACTTGGTCATCTCTGAGCCAAGAATGTCGACGCCGTACTTTTCCGTGGCCTTGAGCGCCTTCTCAAGAAGGTCCATGCACTTAGCTACGTCACGGGGGTCTTCCTTTTCCCATAGCTCGGACGTCTTAAGCTCCTCCAACTCAATGAGGCGGTTGAGCTTGTGCCACGACTTCTGGGCAACCTTAAAGAGCTTGGAAATGTGGGAGCTACTGAACCACTCAGGCTTGAGGGCCCCTAGGAGCTGTGCTGCAAATACCTTGTCCTTCAGACACCATCCGAAGATAGCTAGCTGTTTGAATTCACTGAATGTTGCGGCTGCGCCTGGTAGGTCTTGAATCTCGTTCATTTACGGTCTGGTCTCCTGAAGCTTCTTCATCGTCTCATAATCCTCAACTAGCATCATGCTATCCCGGCGAGCCGGGGTAATCCATTGTGGCCACTCCTTTAGGAATCCTGTAAGTGATTTGATGTAATGAGTATTCCCGCCACCTGACCCCCAGTGGCGACGGTACATTTTGATGGCCCAGAGCATGACGTCAAAGCCGTACTTGGTCCGGACCATCTTGCGAATGGTCTTTTCCCCGGTGACCCAGGTCTCGTCTCCTTCCACCGGATGCCAGTCATTCGCATCGGCGCGGGACCGGGGGCCAGTCCCAGGATACTGGCACATTAATTGCCCAAACCAGTTTTCGATGGTGTCGACCGGGGGCGAGGTATCGGGGCGGTCATTCAGCTCCGGTACGTTCACAAAGGATTCACGCTGGTCCGAGGCCTTAATTTCTTCGACGAGAATCCGCCCCGCTTCCAGGACCTTAGGTACAGTCCACTGGGCGATGGGTAAATCTAGCAAGGTGATGAGCTGTTTCCGTACCGACATAAAGACCTCACGAGCCTCTTGGCCCGGAGGAATATACGCCCCAGCTTCCTTGAGGACATCAAACTCGAAGTCTCGGAGGTTCCTCATCATCCAAGATGAGGCCTCGACCATTGATGGGAGACGGGGGTTGGGGGTGAAGCTGGCTACGGGTCGGGGTGGCTGAGGGGGGGCTGCTTTGGGAGCCGGTGCCGACCTGACTTCCTGTACGGGCTCTACAACCTCAGGAGGCGGACTTGCCTTACTCTTTACTTGCTAACCAACTCAGGGGAAAGTTTAATCGTGCCCCGTGTCCCCTTGGCGAAAGAGGAGCCCAGCTTCTCACAAAGTGTGCCAATGGTCCGGGACACGGAAGGCTGGGTGCTACCCAGGGACTCCGCTAGCTCGGTCTGGTCCACGGACACCTGAAGAGAAGTCCATGTCCCTTGAGCATCAATCAGAGAAACAACTGCTTCAAGGACGGTCCTCTCGTGGTTCGTGAGCTTCATACCAAAGCTATAGCACGTTTTGGTATACTTGGTATGAGGGTCTGGTATAATTGGTATGGAACTTTGGTATATTCGGTATAATACCAGAGGTTGGGTATAATTGGTATGAAAGACTTTCTCTTTTCTTTCAGGTAGTTACCTTTTTCATCAAAAGTCTTGAGAGAAACGTGCTATATATACGAGTGAAACGAGTTTCTTCTCTCTTTACTCTGAGGTTCTTCAGAGAAGGCTACCCCTCCAGGTAGAGTCTCATCAACCCGAGTCACCCACCTTAAGTTCCGGATTCACCCTAGCAGAACGTGCTATAATATACTAGGGTAATTATGCGAATCGTCCTAGAGTCACCTACAAAAGCCAGGCTTCTAGGATTCGACAAGGATTCTAAGGAGCTGACCTCGTATCTGTCCTACACGGACAAGAAAATCGAGTTTGAGGCCTCCCGTACCGCTGACACTGTAAAGAAGTGGGAAGGCAAGTCCGCCTACTATTTTAAACAGTCGATGGGTGATGCAGTTTACGCTGAGCGACTACAGGGTTTTAAGGCTAAGCTTGCGGAACTAAAGGCAGCCTCGAAGTGTGTAGCCCTCTTTGAGGATGAGCAAGGCCTCTGGACCTACTCCGGTCTAGCCGATGGCATGGCCGCTAAGTTCAAGTGTCCGGTGGAGATTGGGTATAAGCTCCCGGGCTCGAAGGCGCTACCCTATACCAAGGGCAAGCCGCCTCGTCCATACCAGACCGAGGCCATCGAGGCCCTACTCATCAATTCATCAAAGGGACCTTGTGCAATTTCCCTGCCCACAGGCGCAGGCAAGTCCCTCGTCATCCAGGAGCTAGTTAAAGAGACCGGCCTCCGGACCCTCATCATGGTCCCGTCCGTCTCCATTGCTCGCCAGCTCTACGAAGGCCTTATTGAAGTATTTACGGCACGTTATGTAGGTCTTTATGGCGATGGTAAGAAGGAATTCAGAAAGCAAATCGTTGTCGGCATCGATGACAGCTTGGCTAAGGTCGGGCCTGACCACGTAGCCTACGAGTACCTGTCCGCTGTGGACACCTTCATCGTAGACGAGAGTCACCTTGTGGCCTCGAATACTCTTTCCAAGGTCGCGCTAGAGCTTTGTGCTAAGGCCAGCTACCGTTTCTTCGTGTCTGCTACTCAGATGCGGAATGACGGCCTCGACATCGTCCTCGAAGGAATCACGGGGCCGGTCGTTTACACTAAGACTCTCCGCGAGCTAGTGGATGAGGGCTACCTTGCCAAGCCGGTGTTTAAGATGGTGGTGGTACCGTCCTGCACCACCCTCGATACCAAGGATGCGGGGGCCATGTCCAGAGCCCACCTCTTCTACAACCCCCACGTCTACGAGAAGGCGGCTGAAATCGCCAACAATTTCGTGGAGCACATGAAGAAGCCGGTGGTTATCCTCATCGAGGAGCTGGAGCAGTTTAAGAAGCTACAGAAGCACCTACGGGGCAAGTTCTCTTTCGCTCACGGTCCCCTGACCAAGGAAACGAAGAAGTTGGTCCCTGCCGAGTTTCATAACACAAACTCGAAGGACCTCGTGGCCCAGTTTAACAAGGGTGAAATTGAAATCCTAGTGGGGACTTCCTGCATCGCCACCGGCACCGATATCCTCGTGGCCGAGGCGGGTATCTACCTCATGGGCGGCAAGTCCGAAATCAAGATTAAGCAGGGCCTGGGTCGTGGTACCCGAGGCGGCCCCAAGGGAACAGTCTACAACCCTTGGACGGGGAAGCAGAAGCTTACCTACATTCACGTAGATTTTGATGTTGAGGATGGGCTTACGGTCCATCGCCATGCTGAGGCGCGGTACAAGCTCTACACGGAGACTTACGCCGAGCCAGCCAAGGTTCGCTAATGGATAATGATAGATTTTCGGAGCATTTCCGGCAGTTTGCCGCATCTCTGAAGGCTGCTCGTGAATGCTTTGGGGTCAAGGAGGGGGCCGACTTCCTCCGGGTCCAGAACGAGCAAGTAGACCGTCTCGTCGAACTAGAAAAGCAGTTTAAGGAGACCCTGGTAGCTCATCGCTGGGGTCCGAGCGTATTCAAGGACTTCGTCGACTTCATCTGTGTAGAGCGCCGGAACATCCTCGACGCCCGCCCCTACTTCAGGGAGCGTCAGGCCTACTTCACCCAGCACATCTCGGTTGCCTTCCACAACCGAGACTCAGTAGCGCTATACGAGTGCCGCTTTAATCACCGATTCGTCCAGTTTGTATTAGAGCGCCGCGCCTGGGCCCCCAAGTCCCGTATCCGCCAGCTTGCGAACGAAATCACAGCCATCCGTCAAGAGCTAGTGGTGATGAACATGCCCCTAGCCATCTCCAGGGCCCGCATCTTCTACAGCCGCACCCCTAAGTCGCACCTGTCCTACATGGACCTCATCCAGATTGCCTGTGAAGGTCTCATCTCGGCCATCGACAAGTTCGTGCCCCCGTTCTCTAAGGCGTTCCGCTCCACGGCAATGGGCCGCATGACCGGCAACTTCATCGAGAATTACTCCGAGACCCTAATTCACTTCTTCCCCACGGACAAGCGACGCATCTATCGTGCCAACAAGCTCATTGGTCGGCAGGGCAAGGACGTGGAGGTAGGTTCAATTACAGAGGCGGTCAACAATGGCATCGACACTAAACATCAAACAAATGATGCGGAAATCTCAGAATTGCTTGCGGCGGCGAGCACGGTCTCTGCTGATACGCCTATTGGAGACGATGAGTCAGAGGTTGTCACGGCTGTAGACCGCCATGCGGCCCCTATTTCCTGGCAGCCTGACTACAGTTACGAGCAGACCCAGCTCCACGCAGCCATGAATGCGGCCATCGACAAGCTGTCCTGCAACAAGAAAAAGAAGCTCCTAAAGATGAAGGGGCTCAATGACGTAATCAAGAAACCTGAGTAAACGTGCTATAGTATAGAGGGGTACAACATGAACAATACAGACAATTTTTCAGCCGAGCAACTAGAAAAGTTCCGCCGTAAGCAGGTTATGGATGAGCGAGAGAGGTACGGTTGGCACAAGTTCTCGCCTTACATTGATGGCGACTCCCAGAAGAAGCGTCGCCAGAAGGCGCGCCGGGTCCACCGATAATCATGATTCGGTCGTTTAACAACCACCTCGCGCTGACCCGCTTCGAGACCACGGCAACAACCGTGACCACGACCCGTGGTGTAGCCACGGTTAAGCAGCGGGCCCAGCTATCCGAGCACACTGTTGTTTATGGAACGGATGATGGCAAGTTTCAAGCCGGCGACAAGGTCTACATCTCCGGAGACATGGCCAAGCATCAATTGGCGCTTCAGGTCTATACCCTTGAAGAGGGCAAGGAGTTTATCCTCATCCCGGCTAGCTCGGTCCTAGTGCATCGCCGTGACTAAACTTCTCTTTGTAGGGGACGTACACGCGGTCTCTCATGAGCTGGACGATTGTGCCCGGCTCATGGAGTACGTGGAGAAAATCGCACTAGAGAATGGGCTCCCCCATGTCGTTCTCTCGGGCGATATCTATAACAACCACGGAGTCATTGATGCCGAAGTCCAGCGCTTCTGGATGGAGACCATCAATCGGTTTCGGGCTGAGGGCATTACCACTATCATCATCGAAGGCAATCATGACCGCCCGGGTACGAATGGGACGAGGGCCAGTGCCCTCCTTGCCCACGAGCATCACGCCATTGTCGTGCGTCAGCCCACGGAGATGTTTAACATCCTGTTCCTACCCTACATGACCAATGAGAAGGTCATCGAGGCATGTAATGCACATCCCAATACCAAAGTCGTGTTCTGCCATGCTACTTTCGACGGTGCTCGTTATGAAAACGGCTTTCTCGCGCCCGATGGAATCGCAGTTGATGCCATTCCTCAGCAAACTGTCGTCGGAGGACACATCCACACCCCTTCCGCCTTTTCCAAGGTTTGGTATCCGGGGGCTCCTCGATGGCGGTCCAAGGCAGACGCCAACGTAGACCGAGCCGTCTGGCTCCTAGAGTATCATGACGACGGTCGCACCCACAACATGACCGGCTTTGATACCTCGAAGGTCTGTAAGAAGATTTGGCACCTCACTGATTCTGAAGCCGAGCCCCTAAAGGCCTTTGACCCGAACCCGGCTCACGATTACCGTATTGACGTCGTGGGAAGTCGGGAGTGGGTTGAGGAGCGGTCAGCGCTATACCGTGGTAAGGCCCGAGTCCGACCCGTTCTCACTGACAGTAAGAAGCGGGTCGCAATTAAGGAGTCTGAGGGGATTGCCGTAGCCTTTCAGAAGTGGATTGACTCCTTTAAGCCTACGTTTGGGACAGCCCCCGACATCCTCATGAAGCTGTCTCGGGAGAGACTACATGCAGTCGCAGTCTAATGAGCAGGCATGGGATGCTCAGCTCGTCACCCTACGCTCCGTAACCGATACCACAGGCGTCATTCACGAGGCCCAGCTCCAGCAACTTAGGTTCTGGGGTGGTATCGCATTTCATGGGCAGAAGTGGCGCGCCGATATTGATGTGGAGGGCCGAAAGGTCACGTACACGCTCGATAAGAAAACCAAGGACCGTAATCTACCCAATGTAGTGGCCGCGCTGGACCGTAGCGTTCATTGGCTGTTTGGGGAGACCTGGCAGCTTGTGGTTGTTGAGGCTGGTTCGACCATCTACGCGGGTCAGTTTATGACCATGCAAGAATATACCCAGGAAGCTCGTAAGTACCGGAAGCAACGCGAAGAGCGAGCGGCTAAGAACAAAAAGAATAGAAAGCGTAGAGGCAAGTAGTGGGCGAGGAGTTAACGAAACGGGAACAAGCCCAAAAAGAGGCGTTCCTGAAGCTAGATGACCGGGAAGTATTTGCTTACAATTACTACCTTGAGTGTAATCAGGCACCCCTTTCCCCGAGTCTGAGCGCCCAGCTCTTTGAGCTATTCCTCACTGGCAAAAGTTGTGAGGAAATTCGCAGACTTAACCCAGCAATTGGTTTAGGTCAAATCGTAGCCGCACGTCTTAAAGGCGAATGGGACCTACGTAGGGACGAATACGCGAATAGCCTCCTGGATAAGACGATGGACCGGGTCAAGCAATCGACGCTTGAGTCCGCCCTATTGGTCTGCGATATGCTCTCTGTAGCCAACAAGGAGCATGGGGAAGCCCTTCGCAAGTACCTCCAGTCCGGAGACGTCAAAGAGCTACCCCCGTTTCGCATCAACTCGATGCAGAGCTTTAAGTATGCGGTCGAAGTCCTCCAGAAGCTTTCCGGTCAGGACCGCCAGCAACAGGTTAAGGTCTCGGGTACCGTCAACCACGAGGTTGCGGAGGCTGAGGATACCACACCTTCGGGTACGGCTAGTGACCTAGCCATCAATGCATTGAAAGGCCTTTTAGGTAAGTAAGTGTCTAAGCAGCAAAAGAAGACGAAGGAGCAGATTCTACGGGAAAATCTCTTTACCCCGTGTGAAACGAAGGAGCATCTACACCTTTGGGTGCAGACGTACCTTAACATCGACCTACCTGCGTCTACTGTTTGCCACAGCGACACTGACTTTGAGCCCAGCAATAGTAACCCACTCGACCTCCTTTGGGAAGTTTATTCGGCGGCCCGGACTGGCGATAAAACCAAGGGCTACATGCTGTACTATGCTGCCCGAGGCTCCTATAAGTCTGTCCTAGCCTCCATCATCGAGGCTCTTTGCTTTTTCCACCTACGTAGAGACGTAGGCCACATGGCTGCGAACAAAGAGCAGTCCAAAATCGTCCAGGGCTATCTCAAGAAGTACCTCAGTGGCCCCGTCCTCCGAGACTTCATGACCTCGAAGAACGAGTCCGAAATCTCCGTAACTTGGTATGAGCGAGGGGACTTAAAGCTCACCCCGAAGGAATACAAGGACGCCAAGGCCCAAGGCCTTAAGGTCGGCGACTTCGTAGAGAAGCGGTACGAGACCAAGGTCGTAGTCGCGACTCTTGGCGGTGCCAACGGCCTCCACTGCTCGATGATGGTGTTGGATGAGCTAGACTTAACGTCCGAGGAAATCATCTCTGAGGCTATGATGATTCCGGCTCCTGGTAAAGAAAACCAGGAACACCCGATGGTCCTCATGACCAGCTCCCGTAAGTTCTCGATTGGCCCCGTGCAGAAGGCTATCGATGAAGCACATAAGACGGGTCTTCTAATCCGGCACTGGAATATCATTGACGTAACCAGCGCCTGTCCTCCGGAGCGCCACCTACCTCAGCTCCCAAAGCTCAAGGTCTACTACTCCAACAACCTACTTGAGACAATCCCCGAGGAGGAGTTTAACGCCCTGCCCGAGGACAGACGGGACGACTACAAAGAGGACGAAGCCTACGAAGGCTGCCTCAAGAATTGTCGTATGTTTGCCATGTGCCGTGGCCGACTGGCTACCGAGCAGAAGAGCGCCACCCCGCTCCTCCGAGACGTAGAGTTTACTCAGCAAACGTTCATGAAGATGACGGACACTGAGAAGGCTCAGGCACAGCTCATGTGCTGGAAGCCGTCCCGTGAAGGCCTTGTATATCCTCGTTTGTTCCGTGATGTACATCTTATTGATGCGCCCACCATTGCCCACATCATGACGGGCGAGAATTACCCGTCTACCTTTGGCAAAGCTGCACTCCTGAAGTTCCTAGAGGAACAGGATGTCACCTATTACTCGGGCATCGACCACGGCTTTAGCCATTGCTTCGCTGGCGTCCTAGCCTTCCGCTGGGCAAATACCATGTTTGTCATCGATGCCTTTGAGGCCCCTGGCCTAGAGCTTGACGGCAAGATTAAACTCATGGAATCGCGGCTTCGTCGTTTTAATCCAACGATTTACGCCGATACTTCCCATCCTGGGGATAATACCACGATGAAGGTAAAGCACAAGTTCAATCTCAAGAAGTGGAAAAAGGGCCCAGGGTCTGTTTTTGACGGCATCGGCGCCGTTCGTATGAAGCTCAACCCAGTCCTGTCCAAGCGTCCCGAGCTGTTTTTCCTCAAGTATGACCAGGGGGTAGAGCACCTATTTGACCGCTTGGCCAAGTATTCGTGGATTATTGACCCGACCACGGGCGAGGCCACAGACACCCCCAACGAGAAGGACGACGACCTTTGTGACGCCTTCCGTTACTGCATCATGAATTCGTTCCCGAATAAAGGAAAGCTGATTGCCCATACCAGTGGACATGAGGCCCAGCCTTGGCTCCGACCCGGCAATGCTCCGGTCACTCAGGACCCAAATGCCACTGCGGTACAGAAAATCCATTGGCAACAGATGCTTGAAAATGCAGGCATCGCAGACCTCGATAAGGAAGAACCTGAAGAGTTAGATGGGGATAGGCCGCGCAAAAAGAATTTCGTCTGGTCCATCTAGCACCGCAATCTTTAGGAAAAAGGCCAACCAATGGACGGAACCCTTAAAATTTCAGCGGTAACGCTAGCTTACGCGGATAAGACTGGCACCTCTAACCCCCAGAAGAAGTACGTTGACTGGACAGTCAATCGCTCGTATTCGGTTCAGAATCCGAAGTCTGTCCCCTTGACCCTGGCCCCGGGTGAGGTAAATACCGTATTCTCAGGCTCCCGAAACATCGTCCTGAACGCGAACACTGTTCTAGGATTGTCTCTTGTTTCAGGTACTTACAACACATACCGCCTTTCATATGCGTCGGGTAATGCTCCAGGCTTCCGCACGGACCGGGGCCTGGCAGAGAATGGTAAGACCCTCACCCTAACCGCAAACCCCAACCTCACCCTAACCGTGGCTTCAACCACGGCTGACTTTGGCGCGGTCGTGGTAGGTGACACTGTATTCTTCCCGAGTACGCCTACGGGCGATGCAGCCGGTCCATTTAGCCCTCTCAATGTCGGCCTTTGGTCGGTACTTTCGGTGGCCGGTGACTCGAAGTCCATTCAGCTTGCTCGTCCTACGGGCGTAGACTTCTCGGGCACCACCGAGACCGTAACCGTAACCGACAACTCACAGATTCAGGCGTATTCGGCCGCTGGCGTTCAGGTGGGTGACAAAGTTCAAATCTCGGCTGGCTTCGCGGCCCCTGTCCTTGGAACGTATCAGGTCACGGCAGTAACCGCTAGTCGATTCGACTTTGTTTCGGTCGCGGCCCTTCCCACGGGCATCACGGCCCAGCCCGGTACGGGTCTCTCCTTCTACAGCGCTTCAAAGCGTTACATCCGCGTAGAGGCTGACCAGCTTCTCACCCTAGCTCTAAACGGTGACACCTCCGGCGCGCTTGTCCTCAACCCCTGGTCTCCCGGCGACGAAGACAATACCGGCTTCTTCGAGCTATGCGGGAACATCTGGTCCTGCGTCCTCACGAACAACAATAGCGTGTCCGTAGATGTACTCGTTATTACGGCAGAATAATGTCCTCAATCGAGACCCCCAGACTAAATAAAGCAGTTGCTGAAATCCTAAACCTCAGCAAGGCCATGCCCTCCTCTAAGAAGGGGGCAATGATTACTCTTGACGGAGAAATCCGTGAGGAGCTAGCCAAGAACAAGGAAGAGCCCCGGACCTTTGAGCGCGCTCTCCTCAAGAGCCTTAATGAACAGGGCGAAGTAGAGCGCCTTGCCTTTGAGTCTGACCCGGCGTCCCGTAACCAGTACGGCTCCGTTTATAAGACCAAGGGGCGGCTCATCCCTGACCGCATCCTTAAGCGCATCGCCATCCAGGACGACCTCGTAGCTGCCATTGTTCAGGCTCGCTGCAACCACATTGCCGCCTTCGGTCGTATGCGGCCCAATCGCTTCTCTACGGGCTTTATCATCGAGCCCACCCAGGAAGCACTAGAGGCCATCGAAAAGCTCCCTGAGGAGCAGAAGCAGGCCCAGAAGGCCCAGCTTCAGAAGCGCATCTCCCAGCTCTCGAAGAAGATGGTTACGTGCGGTCGCCCCAATCTAGACCTTTCGGGTAACCAGGACCGCCTCACCTTCCCTCAGTACCTTTCCATGAGTATGCGCAATGCCATCGTCGTTGGCCGCATTGCCACGGAAGTTCTTTACAAGCCGGGCTCAGGCAAGAAAGAGGTTATGGGCTTCCGTGTCATGGACGCGGGTACCATCTACCGTGCCGAGCCCCAGCAAGGCGCTCTTGAGGGCATTCGTAAAGAGGCCAAGGCTCTACTTTCCCGCCTCAAAAACAAGAACATCGACATCGAGCGTTTCTCAAATGACGAGTTTACGTGGGTCCAGGTCCTTCCTGAGGCCGACAAGCCTGTACAGGTCTTTACTTCGGACGAGTGCCTTGTCCACAACTTTTATGCGGTTCCGGACGTCGAGCTAGACGGCTACCCAGTTACGCCCCTTGATACGGTTCTTTCGGCCGTTACCACCCACATCAACATCACCACCCACAACAAGCTCTACTTCCAGAGTGGCCGTGCGGCTCGTGGTATGCTCGTCATTCAGTCCGACGAGGTTGATGAGGCTGTAATCACGCGCGTTCGTCAGCAATTCAATGCTCAGATTAACTCAGTGAACAATGCATGGCGTATGCCGGTCTTCGGCATCGGCCAGGAAGACAAGATTAGCTGGCAGCCGATTGATAGCGGTGGCCGGGACATGGAATTCCAGTACCTCATGGACATGAACGCCCGAGTCATCCTCTCGGCCTTCATGATGTCCCCGGAAGAGCTACCGGGTTGGTCGTACCTCTCGCGTGGTACGAATTCCCAGGCCCTTTCTGAGGGCAACAATGAGTACAAGATGCAGGCGGCGCGCGACGTCGGCATTCGCCCGCTACTCGCCCAGTTTGAAGACTTCATCAATCAGTACCTGCTCCCGCTCTTTGACCCGGACCTCTCCAAGGTTTGTGTTCTAAAGCTTGTCGGCCTCGATGCTGAGACGGCTGAGAAGGAGTCGGTACGCCTTCAACAGGACATGCCCGTACACATGACGTACGATGAAGTCCTAGAAAAGGTTGAGAAGCGCGCGGTAGGTAAGGCAATGGGCGGCGAATTTCCGCTCAATCCCCAGTACCAAGCCATCCTCGATAAGTATCTTCTCGTAGGCAAAATTAAGGCCAACTTCTTCGGCGACAAGGAAGCTGAGAAGGACCCCCAGTGGCAGTATTGCCGGGACCCATTCTGGTTTCAGTGGCAACAGTTGCTTATGCAGCAGCAGCAAATGCAACAGCAAGCTCAGGCTCAGCAACAGCAACAGGCTCAGGGTGGTGGTGGTGACTCGGGCGGCGGTGACGATGGAGGGGGTGGAGATGGTGGTGGCGGTGCAGCACCCCCAGGCGAGCAGAGCCCCAGTGGCGAAGCAGCTAAGCCCACTCAGGAAACGACTCAGACTGAGAATCAGAAGAGCCAGAGCGCTGAGGAGTCCTCTGCCGCTGGTCAGCCCACTGACCTCACCCGGTCTATTGACCAGGCGTTGGAGCTTCTAACTAAGTCGGAGCGCCAGCTACCTAAGTCCAAGAAGAAACTACTTAATCAGCACAAAATCTTGCTTGACGACTTCCTCCGGGGCTGGGATGCGGACCTTGCCGAAGCCAACAAAGAAATCGGGGCCCTAGTAAATAAGCTAGCGCCTAAGAAAGGCTAAGCATCTATCTTAAAGTTTTGCGTCACAATCTTAGATAGGTGAACAAGTATCGTACAGAAGAGGAACGTCAGGCTGCGATTAAGGCTTCAAAAAAGAAGTATGCCGATAAGCCTGAAGTTAAGGCTAGGCAAGTAGCTTACTACAAAAAAGCTCGAAACAACCCAGCCTTCCTTGAAAACGAAAAGAACGTAAGATTGCTTAAGAACTATGGAATTACTTTTCAGCAATTCTACGAGCTTATAGGTAGCCAGAACGGACTCTGCGCTTTATGCAAAATTAAGCTAGGTCCTGAGATTCAAAACGCAGCGACGGCTCCTGTAGTTGACCACTGTCATAAGACTGGAAAAGTTCGTGGCATCCTTCACCGTAAGTGCAATTCTGCGCTTGGGATAATCGGCGACTCGTTGGATGCAGCAAAGAACTTAATTGCTTATTTGGAGCAAAACAATGCCACCCCGCAGGATTAGCCTAACTCAGAAAGTCATCAAAGCGATTCACTCGGCTGTGGATACTTTGTATGACAATGCCTTGCGTCGGTTTACTGGCCGTCTTCCAATCGACAAACGTATCAATTTCTTCACACGAATCAACCTAGTTGACCTTTACCACAATGCCGTAGCAGAGGAGGGCTCTAAGCCTACGGACGGTATCGTGAAAGCCCTCATCCGTACAGCCGAGGGATATGTTGAGAGTCAGCGTCAGGTCACGAAGACCAAATTAGTTCACAATA